CAAATGTAAATTGCATTTCTACCAAGTTTAGCACCAATGATCCGTGATCCGGCAGCCAGTCTTTGTGTACCAGCACTGTTGGTTGCTGTAGGTTGATAGTCTTCTATATTTTCTTGAGATGAAAATCTTATAAACATATCATCTTGTGTTGTTTTATTTCCAATAGTTGTTTCTGTTCCAAAAAATACTAAGTGACGATCGGGAGTTGATACCAACATATCTCTTGATGCTGTTGGTGCATTAGGAATAATAACTGCTCTTGTACCTGTTGCATTAGTTAAATCAGCATCCCATTTAAAACATTCACCATTAAAAATTAAAGCAATCAATGTACTACCTAAATTGTCCAAGGACCATAGACCGGGTTCCGCTACAGTATCTGTGTCAGCTGATGATTGACCCCAACCAGAAAAACTACTGTAATCGGTAACTGTAGCTCCTGTGCTGTGAGAAGCATTTGTTGTTCCTCTAACGTTTCTAGTTATTCCTGTTAAAGTATTTGTTCCTGTATTAACTCCTGTGTAAGAAATTTCTTCCGTGCCTACTTGTATAAAATTAGTTCCTGTTGTTGGAAAATTTAATACAGATGCTAAAACAATACTAGTTCCAGTTCCACCTGTTCCCGCTGAATTAGCAGATAACGATCCATTCAAAGTTGTTGTTTGAGGAGCTGTTGATGTTCCACCATATTGAGATATACCATAACCAAAAACACCAACCTGTTCAGCTGGACCTACGTGATAATATTGAAAAAAAGTAATACCTCCAGAAGTAGTAGCACCAGATCCGCTTTCATTGCTGGGCATTGTAATAGTTATACTTGATGAATTTGGTACACTGGTTACCATAAATTTTTTATTGCAAAAATCAGAAGCTCCAAAATTAGAATTAGTTATTGCACTAAATGTAGATACTTCACCAAATAAAATTATATCCCCTTCTTGAAAACTATGATTAGTTCCAAAAGAAATAGTAACGGTTGGTGATCCGTTAGTCGTGCTAAATGCACTTGTAATACCTGTACCTGTTGGATTAACTAAAGGATGTATGTCATAGAAAACTTCTCCTGAATATGCGTATAAAATTCTATTGGTTCCTATAACAGCATATTTAATACCTTGTTTATTAACCATGTGATGTAGACCTCGAGCAGAACCGGTTAGTTTACTATCTCCTAGTTGAGACCAACCACCTATCTTTTCAGGTGTACCATATCTAAAACGTACGTTTGTACCCCCAGTCCATTGAGACTCGGCTCCGGTAGATGTAACTTGTTTATTAAATCCTGGTAAAAAACCTAGTTTTTGTAACATATAAAATCCTGTTTATTAGCTTTTTATATATATACTATATTTTATTTTTTAGCACCATATTTTTCAAATTGGTTTTAAGGTATTCTAATCCATTATAATTTTTTGGATTTATTTTTTCTTGTTTAAAAACTAATTTAAGGTCTTTTTCACACTCAAAATGTAACATACACAAGGGAGTTCCTTGTTTTATGGTAATTCTAGATTGGTTTTTTTTAATAGGTAAAAAAAGATTTAATTCTGTTGGTTTTTTACAATTTAATATTCCAGGAATAATTTCAAAATCATTCATTGACCACCAGGGATTAGTTACTAATACAGGAAATTTACATTTTATAAAAACACCAAAAATAAATTTAGTTATAATTTCATATTTATTTTGATCTACGTATTTTAAAAACTGTTCTGAGTTATGAACACCTAAATTATTTTCATTACTATAAGACCCGCTACCAAATTCACAAAATATTTGTTTGTCTTTTATTTCTAAACTTATGTCAAAAGGTGATTTTAAAACAATACTTCTTTTAAAAAAATTTAAAAACCCGCTACAAGTTCTAATATTAAAATTTCTACCAACCTTAAAAGGATATGTTTTAGGTATATTTTTAAAATAACTTGGAAGGTTTTTAGGATATGTACATATAAAATCTTTAAGAAAAGACACAGGTATCCTGTTACTATATATTTCTATTTTATTTTTAAAAAACATGTGATTTCCAATCTACTATTAAATGAACTCTATCTGTTTCTCCGTTATTTTTAACTGAATGCACTTTATCAGTGTTTTTAATTTCCCATATGTCACCAGCTTTTAAATTTTTAGTTTCGCCACCAACTGTAAACAAGACTTTATCGTTAGTCTCTATAGGTAAATGATATCTGCGAGTATTTTCTAACGACTCTCCAAAATCTTGATGAGCTTCTATTGATTTATTTGCTGGAAGTTTAACTAAAATAGCTCTAACAATATCTCCTTCTCCATAACGTTCTATAAATATATTTTTTAACATACCTAAGAAAGAATTAAAAACACCTTCAATGCCGTGTTTTTTTTTTAAATTTTTATCAAAATTAATATTATAAATAATAGGTATAGTAAGAGTTTCCTCATGTACTTTAAAAGTTTTTTGCCTATGTTTAAATTCTTTCCAATCTTTATCTAAAAAAACATTTATTAATATTTTAATATCTTTAATTGAAACACTTTCTACAAAATTAAAATTAGGTGTTTTTTCCCAAATTTTATCTAAATATTTAAATTGTTCATATTTATCTAAAAAAATTTTATCAAAAAGTTTAGAGTAATTAGGTTTTTTGTATTTTAAAAAATTTGTTTCAATTTTATGTAGAGGTGCTTTAACATGTTTATCATTATACTTAACACCGTTTATTTGTAATTGTTTTAGATTATTTAAATTTAATTTTATAGTTTCTACATTACAAAATTTACACACTTCATCTACTACTTTTTGAGGATTTTTAGATAAGTCTTCATATTCAATTATTAAAGTTTTAATTGATGGGTCCTGTAAAACAGTTCCTACTGATCTATAGTCAAACCTAATCATTTGATCAAACCGCATAAGAAAATCTAGATTTCCATAAATTTGATCATGTTTTTTCATTGCATAAAAAGAAGCTAAAATTTCTTTAAAAGGTCTTTTTAAAAATAAAAATTTTATTTCTTTTGGTTTTATATATTTCTTAATGAGTTTAATATTTTCTAAAGTTCCCCAAGGAGATCGATCTATTATAATATTTTCTTTCCAATGAGAGTAATAGTTTTCAACAACATTATCTAATATGTTATCTAAAGATTTATCATCTGGAAAATTTTTATGGAAACTTCCTTCTTTAAGTTGATTTAATCTATATAAAACATTAATTAAATTACTATGGGCAGTTACCGCTACTTTAGGGTGTTGCATAAATAAAGAAGCAAGTAATGTATTTCCCGATCTAGCAAGTCCTCCTAAAAATATAAATTCTTTCATGTTATTTTTTATAATAATCAGGTAAACCTAAAAAAGGTCTTCCATCAAATTTATTTATTTCTTTGTTTGTTACAATATTATTGTAGTGTAAAAACACTTGAGCACAATTTTCTCCTGTAAATTTTTCTCGCCAATGTTCTAACTCACAACCAGAATAAATTAACATGTCTCCTGGCTCTAAATTTATTTCAACACCTTTGTTTCCAATCGGAACATATGTTTTATTTTGATCGGGAATTTCTGTATTTGTTGGATCAAGATATATAGGCCAATTATCACCACCTAAATTCATAGTGGTTGATATCTCACAACTAAATCTGTCCTTATGTCTTTTTAATTCATCTCCTTTTTTATATATTCTTGCATAGGAATAAGTAGGACATAACTTTAGTTCGGTTTCTTTTTCCATTAAAGGTTGTAAGTTTTCAAGTAAAGTTTCCATTGCTAGGTCAGAGTAATGAGAATAAGTTTCAGGTATTTGATGATCTGCCCAAGTTCCCCATTCCTCTCTATAAGGACTTAGATAACTTGTATCAAATAAATGTCGAGCCACTTTTCTTTTATTTAAAAAATATTTATAAATAAAATTTACTACATCAAAATTAATTGCATTTTTTATTACCGAATATTTATTTTTTTTAAAATTCATATTATTTAAAAGGTTTACCTATAAGCCACACAACTAATGAATATCTAGTTCCTTTAGTTACTGGAGTTACTCTATGCCATATATGAGAAGGAAAAACTACTACGGCTCCTTTTTCTCTGGCTATTTCTGCTGTTACTATATTAGATTTTAAATCTGGACCATCTTCATTTCTATAATCAAATTGAAGATCTCCACCATCATATTCTTCTCCTTCACTTAAATTAATAGTAACTGAAAGTTTTCTAATTTTACCTTCAAAATTAATACCTTTTTCTTTTCCATAAGTTTTATTAAAACTATCACAGTGCCAATCATAATATTGTCCTTTATTGTATTTAGTAAATTGACAAGATTCTGCAAAGTCCCATTCAAAATTCCATTTTGAATTTTGATTTGCTGTGTGTATAAAAGGAAACAATTCATTATATATCCATTGATCATTTAACCAAACTATATTTGAATCTCTTTTTGTTTTTAAATCTAAAATTTCTTTTTCAGAAAGTTTTTTTATATCGGTATATTTTCCCGTTAAAGCTAATTTATCTTTTTGTAAATTTCCATGTTTAATAATATCCTCACAAGTTTTTTTACTAAACCCTTGACTTTTATTAAAATACCAAAAATAATTTTCTAAATTCATATGTCTTTATAAATAGACAATACTATTTTTATTTAATTTTGTAAAGAAAATTATTTTTTACAGGCCCTGTAAATTAATCCATTCATTGTTTTCTTGATCCCATCGATAAGGACCACCTTCAGTTGGAACTGGAATGGGAGGGTTCCAAATCTTTAACACATCATCAAAAACCCAATCAGCATGAGGAGGTAATGTTTTAAATTTATCTTCTGTCGCATCATATATAAAACCTATTCCTGCATATATGTCTCTAAAATTATTATTATAAGAAGTTTGTTTCCAATAAGTTTCTGGATACGTTCCACCTAAATTTTTTTTAATTATTGGATCTGCCGAAATATTATTAGCAACCCAAGTTTCAACTTGAGTAGATAATTCTCCACCATTATTAACAACATCGTTATTATTAATAACAACAACTCTTAAAACTTTATTATTATCTGATCTAATTTCTGCAAAGTGTGCCATTTTTTAACTCCAATTTCCTGCTGCTACTTGTTGGTAAAGTGATTTCATGCTCCACACTCCAGAAGCTGCTGTTCCACCAACTTGCGCTGTTTGTTTAACTGAAACAATTCCAGATCCGCCATTACCACCAGTAAAACCTGATCCGAAAGTACAACTTGCACCAGCTCCGCCATTACCTGTATTTGCTGAACCCGCTGGTCCATTACCGGGAGCCGGGTATCTTCCAGATCTACCTCCTGCAGAATATGTAGTAGAACTAGGGCTTGCAGTTGGACTGCCTACTGTTGAAGGGGATCCTGTTCCACCATTATTTGGATAAGCAGGTCCGTCTCCACCAACAGCACCGGCACCACCGCCACCGCCACCACCATATAAAGGTCCTCCACCTGAAATACCTCCTACATTTCCTTCTGGAGGACTATATCCCCCAGCATTTCCACCAGAACGAGCAGGGTTAGTTCCTCCTCCGGCTGATCCACCGGGTTGACCAAGATCTGCTGGAGCTCCTTGTGGTAGTGTTCTTCCTGACCCACCACCTGTTGATGCTATGGGTACGCTTGAACCAAAAATTGAATTAGTACCATTACCATTGGGTGCACTTCCTCCAGCACCTATTGTAACAGCTACTCCTGCTGCAGGTATTGGATGATTTTCTATAATTCTAAAACCACCACCTCCACCACCACCTGCACCGGCATTGTTAGCAGCAGCACTTCCGCCACTTCCGCCACCCGCAACAAGTAATACTGTTGCTGTTATTTGATTAGTTTGTGCTGTAAAAGTTCCTGGACTAGTAAATGATGTTACGGCTTCACTTGTTGTTTCAGTTGTTACTACTGTTATTGGTACACCTATTACTCCGCCATTACCTAAACTACTCATTATAATTCAACTCCTATCCATTTGTTGTTGTCTGGTTCCCAAACATAATTTT